AACCCTCGCCAAACGTCACCTGGTTCTCGCAGGCCGTGTCGTAGGCAACGTCCGCGTCGGACATGTACTCGATGTGCCGCACGATGCCGTCGAAAATCTCCGCAACCTCCGGATCGGCCTTGTCGTCCGCAGGAATGACCTTGCCGCTGGGGCGGTTCTGGCGCTGGTCGTTGGTGACCGACTTGACGTGCTGCGGCAGCTTGTTGATCGTCAGGCACGGCCTGGCGTTGATCGTTTGGCCCTGCACGCTGCCACGGGTTGCCAGCACATCCTGCGGCCATTGCCACGAATTGTCCGAACTGCCGGCATAGAACTTCAAATCGTCCAGCTCGTTCTGCCGCGAATTCGACACCGCAGCCTGCGCCATCGTCATGCGCTGACGCATCTCGGCCAGAAAATCCGCGTCCTGCTTGCCGCCAGCAGCAGCCACGCGGGCCCCGGCAATGCCGGTGGGGTCGGAGGTGCGGTTGTACGCCATTACTTCTTCTTCGCAGGCGCGGGCTTTTGAGCCTCGCGTTTGACACTGTACGCCACGGCCAGCGCCTGTTTCTGGGGCTTGCCGGCCTGCATTTCAGCCTTTACGTTCTTGCGGAACGCGGCGGAAGACGCTGATTTCACCAGAGGCATGTCATTTCCCCTTTTTCGCCGTCTTGGCCGACTCTTTGAACGCCTTGGCCGTCGGCGCACCCGTTGAGCCCGGTTTGCGCATCTTTTCGCCGCTGCCGGCAGCGATGCGCTCGCGCTTGGCGTGGATTGCAGCGTAGAGGCCGGGGTCGCCGGGTTTTTTCTGGGGCATGATCAGCACTTCCAGCGTTTCATGGCGGCTTTTGCCCGCTCGCCGTCCTTGGCTTTTGCGGCCACGCCGCCCATTCGGGCGCAAAAACTGGCTTTTCGCCCTTTATCCGCCTCAGTCTTCGGATTCGGCGCCGGCGCCTTCAGATTCGACCCCGTTTCGCGGTTATAGCGCTCGCGCCCCTTGGCCGTCAGGCCCGCGCCGCGCTCGGTGGGCAGTTTTTCGCCCCGGCCGACGCTCAGAGACACGGATTTCTTTGCCATCACCGCTCCCGGAGGCCCTCAGTGAGCCATCCAACCCGCCGAAACCACGCCGCGATCACTGATCGAGCGGCGCTGCTCCTTGGCATTGTACTCCCTGTGGGCCAAAGGGAACGCAAACGTGCATGCCAGGGCGTCGGCAGCGTCCGGCGACGCCAGGCCGCGCGATTTCATGTCCTTCTTCGACTCCAAATACACCGTTCCGCTGCTGTCGGGCTTCGTCTTCGGCCCCGTCAGATCGGCTTTCAACTGCCGGTCAACGGGTACGTGAGCCGATTTCAGCCAGTCGCGCATTGCGCCCCACAGTTCGGCGCGCTTATTGCCCCACATCACGCTGGACTTGGCCTTCCAGCCAAAATTCACGCCCCTGACCTTGAACCGCTGCTCTGTCAGGCGGTCCAGAATCCCGTATCCCAGCCCGCCCTCGTCAATCACTGTCAGCGCGGGCCGAAATTCCTCGATGGCGTCAATCACGTGCCCCACCACGGTCATCGTGTCATCGCCCCGATACCGCCGAATCGCCACCAAATCACGCCCCTGACGGGCCACGATCACGGTCGCGTCTGCGCCACTGCGCGCGGGGTCCACGCCCAGCACAATCGGTGCGGTCGGGTCCTTGTACGCCGGCCGCTTTACGGCGTCGTCCACCAATCGCGGCGCGATGAACTGGTCTTCGCCGGCAGCGGGAAACTCCCCGTACACCTCGACGCGAGCCTCGCGGGAGTCCTCGCCGTACTCATCGATGATCTGCTGGTACACCCGCTGGTCGGTGCCCTCGACGCTGCGGGCGTCGATCTGGATGTTCTTCCAGAAATCCCGCTTGGCGTGAAAGCACTCGCAAAAATACCCCTCATTGCGACGCGGGTTTGAAAACGCCAACCAGTACCTGTCGAGGATGTTTTCCGTGAAAAACCCTGCGCCCACCGCCCAGATCGGATCCGGAATGCCTGACGCCTCGTCGAACACCAACATCATCCCGTCCATGTTGTGCGTGCCCGCGTAAGCGTCCGGGTTCTCCTCGCTCCACAGCCGACCCTCGGCCGCCCAGTACCGGGTGCCTTTCTTCAGATCGCGCTCAACAATCTGCGTCAGCCACTGCGCCGGCATGAGCTTCGTCGCACTGATTTCCCACCAGTGACTGTTGATCAGCATCGCTGACCACTTCGTCAACTCGCCCCAGGTCACGCCGCGCAACTGCGCCTCGCTGTTTGCGCTGACCATCACCGTGCTGCCGATCCGCGTCGAGAGCATCCACAGAATCAGCCAGCTCACCAGCGCCGACTTCCCGATCCCGCGCCCGCTCGACACCGCCGCCCGCAGGGTGTCCATCTCCACCTGCCCACGGTTCGCCCCGATGTGATCCCGGATCATCCGCAGCACCCGACGCTGCCACTTCCGTGGCCCGTCAAACGCCGCCAGCGGCGTGTTCGGCTGCCCCCACGGAAACGCCAGCAACACAAACGCCTCGGGGTCGTCCCGGATACGCGGTTCCCACAGGCGCGTCATCAGCGCCTGCTCCTCGGTCGCGGTGTATATCGGCTTCTGCATCAGCGCGTCACACTCGGCAGCGGCCGCGGCGCCGTCCTCGGATACGCCTGTTCAATCTGCCGAACAATCTCACTCCACCGAGCCGGATCCGCGCCAGGCGGCGGATTACTCCTCCAATCGCCCGGCCCCGGCCGACGGCCGACCATACCCATTGCATTCGCTGCCCGCGGCATTCCGCCCATCATCGGGCCCAGCGCCATCAGCGCATTCATCACATTCCGTTCAACCTCACCCGGAATCCGACCCTGCGCCGCCGGCCCCGCGCCACCACCCGGAATCACCCCAGGCATTCCCTGCGCCACGTTCGCCCCCTGCATCCCCCGCGCCCGGGGGTCCACCGCCGACGGCGTTCCGGGCCGCACCAGCGCCCTGTCAGCATTCAGCAAATCCCGCAGCGTCTTATCGGCCCCGAACAGCCGCCGGAAATCCGCCAGCTCCTCCGCCGTCACCACCGCACGCCCGTTAACCACCGGCCTGTCCGGCCTCGGCCCCGTGTACCGCGTGGCATACATCGCGGCAGCGTCATCGTTCATCAGGGCATTCGGCATACACAGACTCCTTGGCCGGCAGCGCCGCAGGCGACGGCGGCGCGGCTATCTTACCAGCATCAGATCAGCGCCGGCTGCTCTGGCTTCGCCCGCTCCGCGGGGTCGAACAGCGTGGCGTCGCCGATTACGCGGACATTCGTAACGCGGCTCATATCGGCTCATATCGGCTCATATCGCCTCCCCCAGCGCTTCCCGCGCCAGCGGGGGCGGCGCCGCCGTTACTGCCGCAGTCCGTTCACCGGCAGTTAACACCACCGGAACGGCGGCGCCTATTCTTTCCACGGGTATCGCATCCTCCACCTCCACCGCCAGCCCACGCTGCAACCGCCCGTTCGCGGCCTCCAGCGCCGCCACCACACTGATCTGAGTATTCACATCGACCTGCACATTCGTCTTCGCCACCCACTCGTGTCTGTGACGGAGAAACTCCAGCGCCGCCTTACTATCCCCAGCTTGCGCGGCATCGAATACCACGCGGGACATTTCCATCTCACTGTCGGCGCGGCCTTTCATTTCCGCTACCTCGGCTATCGGGTCCATTATCTTCAGGCGCGCCAACTCGGCCGGCAGCATACCCGCCGCCAGTGCAAGAGATTCTCCGCGCAAACCCAAGCGAGCGGCATCGTATATGCGCTCCAGCATTTCGGGCGTGGCTTTTAGCTCGCGGGCGCGGACTGGAAGATCGCGGAACATGGCAGATTAACCCAAGCCGCTGACGCGGTTTCGGCAGTGAATTCGCGGAGCGCTTACGGCGCGGAACATCCGCGAAGTGTAGTGCAAAAAAAATTTCGTGCGGGGGCTCCACACACTTTCACACCTTGCGCGGGCCCTGGCCGGGGGGCCTCCGCCGCACCCCACCCCACCCCCCTCCCGCCTAGCCTGCGCCATGCTGCAGCGCAGCACAGGGCCGGCAGCGTGAGCGCAGCGCTGGTCCTGGGGTCCGTGGCAGTTGTGGCAGTCGTCGCGCAGGACCGCCACGCTTGCCACGCTTCTAGGCGTGTCAACGCGGGTTGACGTCAGCGCAGCATGACAAAACAGGCTGTGGATAGTTTTGTGGGTAGCCTGTTCCTAGTCTCAAATCGCCCTAAGTCATTGATTTGTATAGGTTTCGGGGTCCGTGGCAGTTGTGGCAGTGGAATCGCAACCCATATATATACTACTCTATATATGTAAGTACTTACTAACATTAAACTTGTCTTAATGGCTTGGGGATTGACTGCCACAACTGCCACCAAGAGGGAAGCCGCACCACCCACATCGACGCCACCGGACTATGCACACGGTCGCCACCGACGCTGCTGCTGCGGGTTTTCCCTGGTTAGGGAAAGCCCTACCGTTCCTGACGGCCGTTGTAAGTTTCGCGTAAGGAAAGCCGCCAATGATGCGTGTGTCGCGCCGATGGGCGGCGCGTAAGGAGTAGACGATGCACCACCCAGCCTTTCCTGCTATCGACA